CAACATTGCTGATTCGTCTTCTCCTTACTCTGCATTTACACCCGTTCCCTATGACATAGGATTTAATTTACATATCTATGTCGGAAACATTGAAGACGGAACCCATATCATCGAACAGATTCTTCCTTACTTTACTCCCGAGTTTACTCTGTCTTTGAAGAGTGCAACCGATCTAAAATTGAATCTGGATCTCCCCATTATATTGAATGGGGTGAACATGGAAGATACCTACGAAGGCGGCTTCGATGATAGTCGCGTGATCTCCTGGACGTTGGATTTTGTTTTGAAAGGAAGCCTGTATGGTCCGGTCAAGGCCGAGGGCATCGTCTTAACCGCAAACGCAAACGCATGGATACTGTAGACTATTATGGGCCAAATGATTACAGAAGCAGAACTGGTTGCGGCAAAAGCAAATAAGGCAAAGATTGGTGGTGGAGTTTCTGTTGTCGCAAACACAATTACTATTGTTGCGGCGGGGGGAATTTCTGGAACCTCGGCATTGGCAGACAATACTGTTTTTGTTTCTACCTTTCATGACCTGAGCATTAATTCACTTTCCCGTGGAACTGGAACAACATTTGGCGACTGGGAAATGTTGCCCAATGTCATATTCAAGGAACATTGGGAAAAGAAAACCCGTACAGTTGGCGACACCACGAACACGGATGGCATCCCACGGATTGGTGGAGTATATCTTCATGAACAGGGTGTGGAACTTGATGATACCGAATTTAGTTATTATCCATATAGAAAAATGAAAAGGAACAAATATTTTAATCTTCCTTTACGATCCAAAGGGAGTGACGAGGCATTGCGGGCGAACAGCACACATCCAGGAAAATATAATATTGGATTTGGTGACATATCTGGAGTTCGTATGAACGGATCACCTACGCGAGCTACAGATTCATCTCTTGATCGGTCAGATTTACTTTTTACGTCCCCCACAATGCCTTATGGGTCAACTCATTTAGTAGGCCAGCCGGTATTTAAATTTGGGCCTATTGATACCGGTATCGGGGTTAATTTAGACGGAGGGCGTCCAGGTGTAACCAAACCTATAATGGATTCGGTTGCAGCAACAGATCGTGGTTGGGGAAATTCTCTTGGTGTGGTAGGAGCATCTGGATATGGAGACAGAAGATGGGATGGCTATGCAAGATTTCTTGGTGCTGTCGTAATGATTTCTCCTCGTCATTGTATTTTTACATGGCACATGAAACAACACATATTTACGCCAAGAACCTATTCCTTTGTCGATGGAACAACGGGACATACGCCAACTGGTTCGACAGAGGGAAATGGCAATGAACCGGGCCGAACGGGAAATAATATAATATTTTATACAGAAACGGGAGAAGAAGTTGTTCGGCAGATCGTAGGAATAAAACAAATAAAAGGCACCGGAGGATCGGGCCCGTTTTCTGAAGCTGAATGGAAAACGGCAGGCAATTCGGGAGATGCCGCATATCATAAATTTATTGATGAGGATTATCAAGCGTCTGGACTGTCTGGGAGTAATGGAACAGGGCCTGATGCAACTGATATTGGAATTGGTTATTTAAATGAAGACATTCCCTCTTCAATTAAATATTATAAACTATTGAGTCAAGATGATTATGAAAATTATGGGGGAGGACGAGAAGCTCCTTATCCGCTTCAACCTTATGATTCAACATATTCTGCAATTGATGCATTTATGATAAATTCAGCAAAAGAAGTTCTGTGGACTAATTTGCTTTTTGGTTGGAATATTAAGCCGGGAGATATTGCCCCGGCTGGCAACGCCCGCCAAACTATTTCTCCTGCTGGCCCATATCCCCTGTGCAGTTCAGCAATAATTCCGAGTTTTTCCTCCACAGGGGGTACTTTCCGCTCCAATTCCACTCGTTGTTTTGCTTATATTGGAAATGTCCCGGATCGTGCTACAGGAGTTAGAATTATTGCAGCCGATCCTGACCCAACTGGTCAACTCGGAGTACAAGAATCTAATAAAGAATATCAGGCAGCAAAAATAAAATATGAAAATGATATACTTCCTTTGGCACCAGGAGAAACGCAGCAACCATATCCTAAAAGGGGAATTCCACAAGAAAGTCATGTTTTTTTTAAGAAAATACCAGATGGAAATGGAGAGTATCTTATAACTCATACCGGGGTCATGGGAAATACATATCCTAATTCTAGTACAACCCCCGGCGGCGCGGCGAATGATGGAGCAAGAGCAAATAGTATGCATATGGGCTGGGATGCAATGAGAGGACATTCTGGAATAGAAGCCATCGGATATGAATCATATTGGCGGGGCCAGGGAGATTTTGCTCAACAAATACCTTATTATGACAACGAACACTATAGCTCAAAAAAAAGACAACGAAGATATGTATTACAAAATGATCGAATATATGGGGATGTAAATACCGGAGATTCTGGAAGTCCTTGGTTTTTCCCGTACAAAGGGGAATTAATTTTGCTAAGTATGACAACCTGGCCATCGCAATGGAATTTATTGGGCCATCAGATTTCCCCAATAAATTCCGCAATGGCAGAATTGGAAGCAGAACATGGCGGAACAGATGGGTATACGGCAATAGTTACAAGCGGAGTTCGCTCGTCCTTTACGCCTGAAAAACCACGATACCATTATACTACAGAATATCAACATCCTCGACTTCCGAAAGGAACTGAATATGTCGGAGACGTTGATGGTGCCAAGATTCTTGATGTTTCTTTTCAAACACCACCAATCCCTCCTGGATATTTTTCTTCTAATTCGACACATTGTTCTGAAGGGCATATTCTAACAGAAGATCCCTCGACGTTTAAATGTTCGCCCGCCGATGGCGAACATGATGTAGTTCCAAATTGGGTATACATTGATGTGACCTTTGACAAACCAGTCACAACAAAATCAAATACACATTTGACCCGCCCAAATGACGCATTGTTTCGATATGGAGGATATGGAAATCACAATAATGGGAAAATTGAAAACTTAACCCCTCCGACAAATGGATATATTCCTATTTACGATCATATATGGAATTCTACTGAATATCTTTCTGATAATCCGGCTTTTGGAGAACTGGCAGGAGGATATTGGCCAAATGTTGAACCTGCAAGATTAAAACGATGGAATCCAAGAGATCCCGAGCTTGACCTTGGGAATCATGCATGGTATGTTCAACTGGGCTGGGCAAATAATACACATGAAAAATCAGCCAATGCTTTTTATATTTCTGGAAGTGGGACCAATAAACTTACATTCGGGCATATTGCAAATGCACATTCTTTTGTGACTGATGGGCAGTTTTTCCTAAAAGCAAATACAAGAATTCTTTCTGCATATGGAATTGGGGATTATGATCACGCATCTAGTGATGGTTACTACCGAGCGGCGTACAACGAACCCGGCGTGCAGGGCCTGCTCTTCGCTTCGTTTGCGGCCGACTACCGCGACAAGGCATACTTTCATGAACCTTTGGGAATTAATTGGGATGATGGGTCACACGTTTTTGAGAGGACATCATTATCGGCAGATACCTCGGGCACAAAAGCTGGTTATGGAACTGCTAATTCACTAAGTTATGAAATTGCCGAATACTCCTTGGTCGGTGGTCGATCTCCGTATGGGTTTACAAATTTGACTCCCGGAGGAAAAATGACTCAAAATGCTGCAATCAATTTGGGAATGGCCGGGAGCGAATATATAACAGGGGATCATGATCATTATTTGTATGCAAGTACATGGATAAACTCGGATGTAAATCTTGGGTCTAATGGGTATACATTCTCAGAAACAGGAGTTGCCCATGAATATGAAGGAGACGCTGGCTTTGGGTAATATGAAAAATATAAAAGTAGAAGTTCTTCCTCCGGCGATTGAAAAAGACAACAATCAAAATGAAGACCTTCAGGACGATTATGAATACAGCAGAAAAAACCTGAGAGAATTAATTGAAAAGGGAGGAGATGCTCTTGACAGTATTCTTGATCTGGCCAAGGATTCAGATCATCCACGGGCATATGAGGTGGTCGGCCAAATTCTCAGATCGGTTGTCGATGCAAACAAAGATTTGATTGGACTTCAGCAACAAATGAAAAAGATAACAGAAGAAGAAGGCCCCAGAAGGGTCAATGCATTATTTGTGGGAAGCACACATGATCTTCAGAAATTATTAAAGGGCGGGAAATTGCCCGAGAAAGAATAATAATGTCTTCGTCGGAAACAACAACAACAACAAAAACAAAACATTATCTTGGAAATCATTTATTAAAAGCCGCAGGTGTGTCTGTGGATTATACCAAGGAAGAAATTGAAGAATATATCAAATGCTCCAAGAATCCCAAATATTTTATTGAAACTTATATCAACATTGTTCATGTGGACAGGGGGCTCGTTCCCTTCAAGCTATATGATTTCCAAAAGAAAATGATTAATGTGATGCACAAGAATCGATTCAGTATCTTTTGTACTGCGCGACAGGTTGGGAAAACCACTACCGTAATTTCGTATTTCCTTTGGTATATTCTGTTTAACGAGAATATGAACATTGCCATTCTTGCAAACAAGGGCATTCTGGCCCGAGAGATCCTGGGAAAACTTCAACTTGCCTATGAAAATCTTCCAATGTTTCTGCAACAGGGAGTAAAGATTTGGAATCGTGGTGACATTTCTTTGGAGAATGGATCAAAGATTGTTGCAGCATCTACTTCTTCTAGTGCAATTCGTGGTGGATCATTTAACATAATTCTGCTCGATGAGTTTGCATTTGTTCCCAAGAATATTGCAGATGAATTTATGAGTTCAGTCTATCCTACAATTTCTTCCGGCGAAACAACAAAGGTAATTGTTGTCAGCACGCCAAATGGGCTGAATCATTTTTATAAGATGTGGGAAGATGCCAAAGAAAAAAGAAATCAATATGTCCCCTATGAGGTTTCATGGAATGAGGTGCCAGGAAGAAACAATAAATGGAAGCATGACACCATATCAAATATTGGAAAGGATCGCTGGGCCCAAGAGTTTGAGGGGGAGTTCGTTGGTTCTATTAATACATTGATTGCCCCGAGCAAATTAAAGTCGCTTGTGTTTAATGCACCAGTAGAACATACCAATGATCTTGACATATACGAATATCCATTGCCCAATCATATTTATACGGCAACCGTGGATGTGTCATTAGGAGAAGGACAGGACTTTTCGGCATTGAGTATAATTGATGCGAGTGAATTTCCATACAAACAGGTTGCCAAATACAGAAATTCTAATATGTCTCCGTTGATGTTTCCCACCGTAATTACAAATATTGCAACCAAGTACAACAATGCATATATTCTTGTCGAAATAAATGGAATTGGACAACAAGTTGCCGACATTCTTTATAATGAAATTGAATATGAAAACATGGTATTGATAACGTCAAGAGGCCGTGCAGGACAACTCTTTGATGCCGGGTTCGGTGGGAAAGGAACAACCCAATTTGGTATTACCATGTCAAAAAAAGTAAAACAGATAGGCTGTACCATGTTAAAGAATTTAATTGAGGATGATAAATTATTGATTCACGATTTTGATACCATCTCTGAATTGACTTCTTTCATATCAAAAGCTGGATCTTTTGAAGCCGAACCGGGATGTAACGACGATTTGGTAATGTCATTAATTCTTTTTGCGTGGCTTACTTCCCAGCCACATTTTAAAGAACTCACCAATCTTGATCTACGAACTAAGATGCTGGAAGAAAAGATGAAAGTGTTAGAAGATGAAATTCTTCCCTTTGGGTTTGTCGATGATGGAACAGAAGAAACATCATATAGAGATGACACGGGACAGCTTTGGATTGTTGATCCTGACTATCAATGAAAATCTACTTATTTATAAATATTGGGGAATAAGTGGATTTTAAGGGCTATTATTTCTTAGCCACAGAGGAGAAAATACAATGCCATTTCAAGTTTCCCCCGGAGTAAACGTTACCGAAGTTGATTTGACTACAATAATTCCTGCCGTATCAACGAGTATTGGTGCAATGGCTGGTAGATTTCAGACCGGGCCAGTTGGCGAGGTTGTAACTATCGATTCGGAAGATACTTTGGTTTCAAATTTCGGAAAGCCAG